TAGGGTTGAAGTCTAAACGATACTTACTACCACCAGTTTTAGGAATAATCCTAGAAACTTCGCCATTTGCGTTTACAGCAACAACAGCAGAAGCATCACTACCATATGACGGAGCAATATACTCAACAGACCTTATATCAATCTCATCTGCTGCACCAATCGGATTATTGAATATTACAGTAGTTTCAAAAACAGTATAATCAGTATATGGCTCTTGTAACCTTCCATTCTTGTTAATTACTAAACCAATATCAGATGTAGGTGTATAATCAACACCACCAACTCTTAATGGGTAGTTTTTTGTGCCTTGCCACTCTGTGTAAGGACTACTATCTACAGTAACGATAGGTTGGTCTGAATATCCAACCAAATATGTAATCTGAGTAAATTCTGAATCATCTGCACCACTTCTTGCTCTAGGTGGTGTAGTGAATATTATATTAGTCCCATTGACAGTATAATCAACCCCAGGAGTCAACATATCGTTGTATGTGACTACTATGAGGTGGTCTGCGCTAGGAGGTGCTACAGGAGTTCCTAGAAAGGATAGAGGAAATGTATTATTGACTCCATCAAAGGAAGTAAATGGGTTTTCTAGATTTTGCTTCTTCTTATTAAATTGTGGATACGATACACCTGGGGTAATGATGGCATCAGGTCCTCGAGTCACCGACTCGTAGTAGATAACCTCATTATCAATCATTATCGAGCCATTCTTCTCGACAAATCCGTCAATACTCTCAATTTCTATCTTTGTATCGATAGTACTAATTTCACTAAGCAATAACGTAGAGCTTGATAAAGTTTTGGAGCTATAACTATCAAGATTAAGGTAATTTAACAGATTATTCAGAATGTCGTAAGGACGTCCTGTTTTCTCTTGAGATTTATAATACTCAAAAAGAAAATTTACAAGTTGTCTATCTTCTTGCCTGATAAACTCAGGAAGTTGATTCTCAACTCTATCTGATACGTTGATATTCTTCGTTTGCATTCGTCACTAGAAACAAGAGGTATCTACGGGATACGTAAACGTGTCTGACGGGTAGTCAATTATATTTAGACCACTTGTGTCACCTAAGTTATAACCAGAAAAGTTATTAGGGTCAAATGATGGAATCGGCACAGTTTGTGTTGTAAAATCGATAGGATTTACCGTAGGGTTAAAGAAAGTTGGGTCAACTCCTGGGGGAATCTCAATAGTTGGAGAAATTGGCATAACAGAGATTGGAAGTTGCTCTGTGCCATCAGGAGTTTGTTGAATAGCGATAGGACCTACGCAAACTTGACCAGTTGAATAGTTTACTGTCCCAACAGCTGCATTTAGGATAACTTCCGTCTCATCTCTTGTTGTAACTAACATAAGATTGCCCATTCCATCATCTCTGATGTTAACAGGCACTAAAACTTGTGTGGTTTCATTAGTTGAGAAGACTGTACTTGTTGTAGATGCAGATGAAGCCGTCCCAGTAGTTAAATTCACTAAATCTTCAGTATAATCAGTTGCATAGAATGTCCCAGACTTAACAACAGAGAAATTAGGTTTACATTTCTCTCCCATGCTATCTCCATCCCCTGCATAACTGCTTGGGTCGTAAAGTGGGTTACCAAAATCTAAACATTGAGTAAATACTTGCCCAAAAGCAAATTTATCAATATTTTGACCTAATGATATCTGAGTTACATTACCAGAAATGGATGTATCACTATTATCAACCATCGCACTGAATTTAGACCCTTCTATACGATTATTAAATCTTTCAGTTTGACCATTTCTGTTATATTCGTCAATAGACTGTAAAATCTTAGTTGCTAATTGTGCACCAGTGAGTGATGTAGCATTTCCATTGAAATAAGCGTAAACTTTTGGAATAACATAGAAACTTGTTGGGTCAATCACTTCTGGTTGTATAGAAGCAACTGCATATTTCCTTAAATCCTTCTCAATCTTTGCTTTTGTAGATTCATTTAACTTATTTCCTGTTTTTGGTCTAATAGCAACGTAAACTTTACCGTAAACAGGCGGATCTAACTTCTCTCCACCGTATGCAGTCACTGAAGCTGTCTGTGGATAGATTTCTGTAACGATATGCTCGTAATCTGCTTCAGTTACCGCACGGTTTTGTGTAGCATATGCTCTTGGGGCACGAAATTTGATACTTAGTGATGTTTCTGCGTCTTCACCTTGCTGCGACTTCTCCATTGTAGTCGTAGTAATGCTCTGAGGAGGTATTACACGACCATCGGAGTCTTTAATCTGCCCAATGAATGAAAAATTGTCAGCACCGTTTGCTTCAACACCAAAAGTAGTCACATAATTCATAGTAATATACTCACCATCAATTAATTGACGTCCAATAACACCATCACCGAAGATAACCTTGTATCTTTGGTCATCACTTTCTTCAAGATAGTAAACTCTAGAGTTTTCATCTAGTGATGTGACGTTTCCTGCTAGATTATAGGTGTCTGTTTCGCTTGACTGTGCATTAGGTGAGATATCAACTGTCAATAATTCAGTATCTACGTTTTCTGCAGGAATTATATACTCTTGATTCTTAGTATAGTCAACTGTATAGTTGTAATTTAATAAATTACCTTGATATATGATTACATTAGTGAAATCTGCCATACCTGTGCCTGTATCTACTGGCACTTGGATGTCTCTAGTCAGTGTAAAGGTAAAACTATCGAGTGCATTGTCAGCAGTAAACACATCTCCCTTACTTAAAGTGCAAAATTCTGGATATGTAAGACCATTTAGACCTATTACAGTCTGTGCCTTGATGTGTACACACGCTTTTGGTGCTTTTACTGAGCGAGGAGTGTAATTTAACTGCTTTGCAATCCTTACAATGTTGTCTCTTACGGTTGCAGACTCTAAAAACGCTTCATTCAATGCCATATTAGCATTAAAGGCAGTGTAATATGTGTTGTAAGCTAAGATATCGATGAGATATGAGGCTGCACTACCCTCAAAATCATAATCCGTAAACTCTTTTCGAGTCCTAAGGTAAGATCTGATTGATTCTTTTATCTCAAAGAAGTCTAGAGACGTTAATTGTGAAGGTATAGCGGGCATTTTAAGTCTTCTCTAGTAGGAATTCTATGTTTTGGACTAATTCTTGTCCTACAATTACATAATCCATTGATATTTCAACAGAATTTTCATCAGGAGCATCATCTACTTTAACTTCAGTCACTGAAATACGAGGCTCCAGTCTTTCCATAACGTTGAATATCTCTGTGCGGATACCATCTGCAGCAAAAACATCCCATTGCTCAAATAAAAGTGCCTTGACTCGAGACCCTATCTCAGGTTGGAAGGGTCTTTCGCCAAACATTGTCATTAAAAGGTTACGCACTGACTGAGAGATTGCTCTCTCATTCTTCACAGCACCAAAATCCTTGGTCGAAGGGTTAGCATTCATAGAAACTGCTAAGTCCTTGAAACCTCTACTGACGTATTTTTCGGATCTGAATCTGTAGCTAGGCATTTACTTACCTTTTTTTGATATTTATCACCTGGGTAGTCAGTGATTAACCTTTTACCCTCAGCGATAAACCATTCTGCTCTGTCTACTTTAATCACCATGTTATTCCTGACTGTGGACAAGAACTTTTACTGGCGGTTACTATCGCTATAATCTATTTATAGGGTTTTCCGACTATTTTCCCTGACCTCTATATCTTTTCCTTTTAGCGTTTCTGCTAGTTGCTGAATATTTTGAATGTTGTCCTGTTCCTTGACGAGATTTTTTAGGTTTTGTTTCTGTATTGTATACAGTTCCCATCATTCCAGACTTAGTTGCCATAATTTTTAAGATGCTAATACGGTTGGATGTCCAAAAGCAATAACTGACGAGCAAGGTAGAGAGAATCCTGGGAGTCCAACACCTAGTGGGTCGAGTATTCGTGCTAAAGGACGCTTGTGTGCAAAGACTGTAAGCGTTGTTGCGTTACAGACTCTAATGTGACCTACACCACCATTATCTTCTATAGTCAAAATACTACATGGGATAGGAGTGGGTATTGGACACATCGATTTTCCACATGGACAAATATAGATTATTATATTTGTGCACACAGCTATGTGGAAAGTGAATGTGTCCCCAAATACCATAACAGGAATTCTGTTAACTTGCACCATTGCACGGTCTGGTGTAATGGGGAAGATTGGTATAAGGGGAGTAGGTGGCCACCAACAAGTCTTATTCTTAATTACTATAGGATAAGGTATTGGTGCTGACCCGCAAGACTGCACAGAATGCACAGTCGAGGGCAAACAGAGACCATGACCACTACAAGGTAGTCCATTTAATGACGTAACAGGTTTTAAAAATCCTAATGCCATTAATTGAATTCCTCGTTGATTTGAGTTCCTGCATTATATGGTCGTCCTTGAGGCACTTCTTGACTACACTC